CAATTGGTCACTCTTTACCGGCACGCTCTGTAGCCAATCCCATTGCCGCTCACTGAAGCTTCCGCCCACCTTGCACTGCACACTTAGCCACTCATTGCCCACATCTTGCTTACCTCCAAATTGCCCAGTGCGCGTTGCGTTTAGGCGCTTGGCAATCTCTCGCTCAAACGCATTGCCGCGCTGGCGGCTGTTGCGGCCTTTGCGGCTCTTGCTTGGGTCAATGCCTTGCTTAATCGCCTCATCCTTGAAGTGCCCCATCACGGCACCAGCCTTGCGAGCTGCGCGGTGCCACCATCGCTCAAGGTGAACCGGCTTTGCTCCAATACCATCAACCCGTGCTTCACTAAGTCAAGGTTTGTTTTTCGGTTGCCAATTCCCTCGTAGAGAAAAAACCAGCCTTCAGGCGCAACAGCATCAGCAAAGCGCTGGCTGAGAATGCACCACGCCCTGCCTCCAACCCCAGGCTCATAGCACCACGCATCAGCGCCCTCTTGCACCGCAATCACACGGTCATCAAGGAATGGTGCAGCTCGCTCTATGCGGGTCATTTTATGTGCGCCTTGTGCATCCACTCCAGCTTGCGCTGCTTAGGCTCGTAGCCGATTCGCAGCACGCGGCTGGCTTCCTTGCCGGTGTCAATGCGCTCACCGCACTCTGCACACGGGGTAGGCGCAAACACGGGTGCCTTGCTTGCGCCGCCCCGTAAAGTCTTTACGCCTGCCATAGTGCCGCTCTCATAATCCACACCACGGTAGCAAACCCCACCACCGCGTACATTGCAGCCAGCCAACCGCTGCCGCGCTTGCTTGCCGTTGGAATGGAAAGCATTACCAGCAGCGCCATTGTGAGCTGGAGCACTGCCAGCGTTACCCCTAGAGCGTTAAAGGTATTCAATGGGTAATGCTCCCACTCACTACCTCAAGCCGGTCAATGGCGGCCTGCACTGCTGCCTGTGGGGTTTCCCCCTTGAACTCAAGCTCGCTGTCAAGCCTATCCACCAGCACGCAGACAAAGCCGCCGCTTGGAACTGCCAGCAGGGCATCAAACTGATACCCCACCATTGCGCATAGCGTATTCAACTGCTCAAACATTCTCACTCCTCCCATCAATCGCAGCCACCAGGGCTGCATACGCCTCTTGCACCGTGCAAGCGGTGGTGTCAATGGTGGCATCAAACGCTGCCCCCTCCCACCCTGTTTCAGTGATATCCCCATTGCCAGTGAACTCACCCGCTCTGCGCTCCCTGCGCACCTCAGCATCAGCGTGCACCCGCACCACAATAATCTCAGGCTCTAGCACGCGGAGCATTTGCACCTCGCTTGGTAGCCGCACATCGTCAGCCACTACGGGAATGCCAGCCTGCCACAGCTCGCTATACCCCTGTGACCATACGCGCAGCCAAAAGTGAAGGTCAACATCGCGCACCGCCATCCCGATTTCCTGCATCAGCTCACGCCCTGTGAGCGTCACCTTCCCGCTGAAGCGCTGAAGGTCAATGGTTTCGCCCTTGGCAATCCCGTCACGGTATGCCATTTGGAGCACCCGCCTGATGCCGTCAGCAATGCCGTGCCGCCTGTAGCCGCGGTGCTCAACCAGCAACTCAGCCAAGGTGGTTTTGCCAGCACCCTGTGGCCCGATTAGCGCAACGGGGCGGCTCATATTTCACCCCGCTCAACCTTGCCGTACCAAACACTGATGCACTCCCTGAATGCCTCCGTGGTGGTGGCAATGAGTTGCGCCTTCCCGCCAATAAGCTCGTGCACCGCGTGCACCGTCATTGCCGTACCGGCGGTGTGCCCTGTAACCACGAGCACGGTGAAGGCTGGCTGCTTTGCCAGCTGCTCTAAAAGAATCCTCTGCCCTGTGCTCAACTGCTCATTAGGGCGCTTCCATTCCTGTACCAGAAACCTACCCTTGCGCTCTCCGATAAGGTCAATGTTTGAGAAACCCCACTTAGGGTTAGCTGGAATAATCCCCTCTATGCCCGTGGTGTCAATGTGGGTTGCTCCCTCATTGCGCATCATCAGATACCGCCTCTCAAAATCTTGCCTACTTGCATTGGCTGTTTAGTAAGAGTGTCTTTCTCTTTCTCTCTCTCTTTCTCTTTCTCTATCTCAGTGCGTTGCACTTGCGTTGCAAAACCGTTGCGTTGCGCCATTCTGAACCTGTTTGAGCGCTCTGTTGCACTAGGGTCTACTTGATATTTAGAAAAGTTGTCTACGCAAATTCTTTTATTTGACTCAAAAAGTAGCCCAACCTTAAGCAATGTTGATAAGTGCTTATGCAGGTTAGCAGGCACCAGAGTGCGCAAATGCTCAATGCTGCCAAAGCTACCCTGAGGGCGCTGCCGCTTCGCCCTGGTGAGCACCTTGAGATAGGTGAGCTGCGCCAGCGGTGGTAGCACCGCAATGCGCTCATCCTCATCCCAGCCCACGCTCAATTTAATCCACGCGCCTTGTGCCATTTATTCCCTCCCTGTTTTGTGGGTGGTGGCGTAACCCGCCGCCACCACCCTGTGCTGAACCCTAAAAGGGCAATTCCTCAAGTGAATCCTCAGGCACCAGTGCCGGTGCCGCTGGCTTGCTGTGGGCTGCTACCCACTGATTGCTTGGCTTATCCTTGCACCAACTGCCGTCAGGTGCTTTATGGGAGGCCGCCCAGAATGGGTTATAGGGCTTCCCCGTAGCTTTGCTGACACCACCAGGCTTCAGGCTCCAAGCCTGCCCGTGGGTGCAGGTGCCCTCAGTGGTTGACTCTGCAAAAATCATTGCAGCCCTAACTGCCAGCAGGTCATCATTTGAGGGGGCTGTGACCCCCTCGCTAGAATCCCCGTATTTGCCCTTTTCCGCAACGCTAAGGGCTGGTGCAGCGCTAGGCTGGGGCTTGGTAGCCCCAGCGCCCTTATCGGGGCTGTAGAGGCTCCTGCCAACGCCCAGCTGGGCGGCACACCTACGCAGCGCATCGCTTGCCGCGCTCTTAAGCGGCTCATCATCCTGCACGCTGTTGGGATACCCAAAATCTTGCCGAATTGTGGTGCTGCCATCAACCACAATGACCAAACTGCCGTGAACTACACAGCGGGCAGCGTCAGCAACCTTGACTTCAAACTGCCAGCCGGTCAGTCCCAGCACATCATCCAGTCGCTGCGCAACAGCTCGCGCATCAGCGTAGGTGAATACAAGGCCCGCCCGCCCTGGGCGGTGCTTCAGGTCTTTATCCTCAAATGGCGCACTCAGCGCCGCTGCAATTTCCTTACTCATTCTGCTCCTCCATCCTTAAACTTAAATACGCGTGCGCCAGGCTTTTCAACGGTGTGGCGCTTAACCGCTTCCTCATAGGTCTGGGGTGCTAGCCCCTGCAGCAACAATGCCACAGCTTCCCAATCGGTTTTATTGCTGGGCTTATTCTGTTTCCAAGTGGCTTGCCACCCAGCCCCAAGGATTCCCACGCCCTTACCAATGGCTTCCTTAAGGCTGATTGAAAGGTTGGCAAGCTCTTGGTCAAGCATCTTGCTCTCGTAATGCTTTTCTGCATAGAGCGCTGCCACGCGCTCAATGCCACCAGTTGCTTGCGCCCATTCCTCAGTTGACTGAGGCACCACCTTGGCAAGCGTGTTTGAATCCTCCCCAATCAACTCAGGTGCCCAGCCTGTAGCAATCAGCGTGCGGAACTGCACCGCCTTGGCAAACAGCTCAGCCTGATACACAGGGTCAGCCATCACGCGCTCACGCCTGAACTTCAAGCCGCCAAGCAGCACTGCCACATCAACCCAAGGTGCGCCGGTTATGTAGGCTTGCCATTGCACCTGGGCAATAACGGCCTGTGGCACTGGCTCCAGCGCCCACATCCTGCTGGTGCTGGTTTTTATTTCTACAAGCCCAGGCTCACCCACAATGGTGCGGTCAAGGCTTGCCATAGCCCAAGGGGCTTCAACCAGCCTCACCACGCCATTGCTGCGCTTCAGCTTGTGCCCTGTTTCTAGCGTGTACCAATCAGCAACTGCCTGCTCAAGCAGAATGCCGCGCTGGGCGGCCTCACCTGCTGGCTGCTCATCAACCGCGCCGGTTTTCTCAGCCCACAGCTGAAAGCGTGTTTTGTATTCGCTCAGCCCTGCAATCACTGCCACATCAGTGGCGGTGATGCCATCCTTGCGCAGCGCAAACCACTTAGGGCTGCGCTGCTCTGCCTTGATAAACTCAAAGCGCTTGCTCATTGCTTTCCTCCCTCTTTTCTATCCTTTTTTGCCCAGCCCTTACCCTTGAACTGCACTGATGGTGCGCTAATCACGCGCAACATAAAGCAGCCGCACTTATCGCAGCGCGGGGTAAGCGGGGCATCTATGGTCTGCAGCCGCTCATCAAGAGCGCTGCAAACTGGGCACTGATACTGATAGAGCGGCATTAGGCACCAGCCTTGTAGTGCTTGGCATCAACTGCCAGAATCCTGCGCCCAATCCACTCAGCTACTGGTGCTACCACGCCATTGCCACAGCAGCGGTAGCGGTGCCCATCAAGGTGCTTTGGCATTCGTGCCTCATCATCCCCAATAGGGCTGCCAACCACAGCGTGGGTAGTGCGAATGTCACCCACATCAAAGTTATTGAGCGTGTTGGCAAGCCCATCGTCAACCCAAGTTTCAGCGGTGTCAGGCCCTGTCACGCGGGCTGATTTCCGAAACACGGTAGGGATTGCCCTGCCGGTATCTAGCGTTGGCGCTGTGCTGCGCTCATCAAAAATACGCTCTGATTGCGGTGAGTCTGAGCCTCCACCTGTCAAGCTGCCAACTAGGTAGCCTTCCTTATTCAAGTCTTGGTTGCTCACTCCGTTTTTCCAATCTCTGGCTTGCAATTCACGGTGCGTTTTCGCCCCAAAGGTATCCACCCCTTGCTTAGTGTCCAGCCATCGGGCCAGCCCATCAGGCGCTCGCACTCCAGCGGTGAGAGCCGCCGCACTGAAGCTGCTTGCGGTTTCAGGTCTGCCACTGCCTGCAGGGCTTCCTGCAGGGCTGCCGGCAGGCGCTTCCCCTTCCTCTGCGCCCGCGCCAATATGCCCGCAGCCGCCTTGGCACTCAAAGAGAACCTCTGCGGCGCAATTGGCTCCAGCACCGCTAAAAGCGGAATCTCTAGCGGCAACGATAAAGACTCTCCTGCGCCGCTGGGCAACACCCCAGTAGCGGGCATCAAGCACCCGCCAGCTGAGGCTATACCCCAGGCTGACCACTTCACTGATGAGCCTGCCAAAGTCAGCCCCTCCATTGGAATTGAGGAGCCCTGGTACATTTTCAAGCAAGAGCCACCTAGGCTTTCCCTGTTCAACAAGGTCAAGGAAGGTGAAGGCAAGGCTTGAGCGCTTGCCTGCGAATCCTGCCCGCTTTCCTGCAACACTAAGGTCTTGGCAGGGGAATCCCCCGCTCCAGATTTCTGCCGCTGGGATGTCATCAGCTTTCACCTCCAAAATATTGCCAAGGTTTGGCACGCCAATAAAACGCTCAGCCAGCACCGCGCTGGCGTATGGGTCAATTTCGCTGAGGCTCACGGTTTCAATGCCGGCATTGTGAAAACCCAAATCAAGGCCGCCCACGCCACTGAAAAAGGAAGCGTGCCGCATCAGCGCAACCACGCAAGGATTAGCACCCAGCCAGCAAGCGCTAGCAAAAGCTGCCCCAGAATGCGCAAGCCTTCAGCCTTGCGCTGCCCACGCATTAAGCGCGCAACGCTGAGCGGGCGCATATCAGTTAGCACCACTGGCTCATTATCCCTATTCAGTTTCACTTGGTCACCTCCAAGGCTACAAGCCAGCCCAAGGCTGCATACATTGCCAGCATCAACACCGCCGCCAACCGGCTATTAAGGAATTCGTTAATCACTTCCCCACCTCCAACTTTGCTGCAAGCTTTTCCAGCATTGGCGCAGCCTCATCAGCGATGAGCCAGCCCTTGGCAACTCCCTTTTGAATCACCCGCATTTCACGATAAACCTTGGTGTTGCGCCTAATCGTGCGCTCGCTTGGCTGCCAGATAATGTCAATGGTCTGAGTGGTAAACATCAGCGCACCGCCGCTGCGCTAATGACACGCAACATTTTGCAACCACACTTGCCACAGCGTGGCGCATAGCGTGAAGCCTTAATGGTCTGCAGCTTTTTAATAAGCCCGCTGCACATAGGGCACTGATGCTTGTAAGTAGCCATTAGCGGTCAGCCATTTCTGCTGCTTCAATCTGCGCAGCCTCTGCAGTGAGCGCATCAAGCTCACCGCACTTGCACTCATTGCCTGCACGCACATCATCGCAGCAAGCGCAGCAGTCAGCCACGCCATTTGCAAGCATTGTGTGCTTGTGAATCGGTGCAACCAGCTGCGCCTCAAACGCAGCAATAGCGTCACGCACCTCATCGGTAAGCGTGAAGTCAACCACGAAGCTGTCTTGAGCCCTGTTTGCTACTGCCATTTTTTCACTCCCTGCCAGGCCCACCGTTTGGTGGATTCACTCCCTGACTCACCCAAGGTAAGGCACCCTGCAACGCCTGTCAAGCGTTTGCAACGGTGGTTGCGTGGCTATTTTGTATTCAGGCTGGATACTGTAACAATTGAGCGTGGGTAGCCCGCTGCCTGGGAGGAGGGCCAAGCAGCGGGTCAGCAGCCTCTCAGGGCTGCTTAGTCAATATCCTCTGTGGCTATTCTGATTGCCACCCCAATGCACTCTAGGCAGGCATTATCACTTGCCACAAGCTGCCCAGCCTCAGATTCTCCCACCACTTCCTCGTTGAATTTCCATACGCGGGCGGGCATATCGCATATGGAGCAATAGCCGTAGGGCGGGTATTGCTTTTTGCTAGTTACCGGCATTGCAAGGCATTACCTTCAGGTCATCCCAGCTGCCGCCACCTACTACCAGGGTAAGCATTCCAGCGGGTGCCATCACCCCAGCCTGCTCAGTAAACCACTGGCTGCCGCCATCAAGGGCTGGTGCCTGAATGTGTGTGCGCGCACCAGACTGCTTGACCATCAAGTGGTGGTAGTGCCCTGTGAGCAGTAGGTGCGCATCACCCACTGGCTGCAATCCCAGCGCCTGCTTTGCCCACCACGCTTCAGCGGTGCCCTTCATCTGATGACCGTGCGCCAATCCCACAATGGTGCCGCATACATCAAGCGTTAGCGTCAACTCATTTTTAGGAAAGGCAAAGGCAATGTGGTCATAGGCTGGGTTGGCTCGTATCACCTCCCCTACCTGCTCAAGCGTTGCAATGTCATCATTGTCACCAAAGGTGGTGTAGCTCTTGCCGCCGTTGCCCCTATTCTCACCGTGATTGCCAGGGATAGCAGCAACCACAATGCTTGGCGCAAAGGTGGCCCAGCGCGTCAGCGCCTTCACCATTAAGCGCCGCACCACCGTCACCTGCTCACGCCGGTCTAGGTCAGCCTGAAAGGCTTGCATTGCGTAGTGCCCGCTGCAGCTCTCTACGAGGTCACCCAAGCCAACCACCACCAAGCGGTTCAGCGGTCTGCCAGCCTTCACCAGCTCACGCCAACGCGCCTCAACCTCATCTATGCCAGCAAGGAAGCGGCTAACGATTCCAGCGCTGCCGCCACCCTCACCCTTGCCCATTTGCAGGTCACTGATAGCAACCAGCAGTGCCGTGCCCTCAGTGCGTAGCGCAGGGCGCTTAGGCTTGTGTGCTTTGATTTCCTTAATCAGTGCTGCAACATCGCTATCAGCAGCAACGCGCTTTTGCACCACCTTGCCTTTCCACTGCCGGTTCAGCCGCCCAAGCGGGTCACCCCAGACATTGAACAGCACAGGCTCAACCACTTCAAACAGGTCAGGGTTTAGCCCCCACACCCTCAGGATGGTTGACCAATCAGGTGCATTCTCAGCTGGCAAGGCATCCGTAGTAATCGTGCCCTGCTTGCCATCCCACGCAACCCCAGGCTCCCAGCCCTCTGCGTGCTTGCGCTCTGGGCGCTTGGCTGCATCTATTTCCTGCTGCACCTGCAGGATTTCCTCAAGCCCCTCAGCCATTTGAACACCTGCACTCACCACGCCTATGGCGCGCAATGTTGAAATAGCGCCAGCGCTGCCCGCGCTTTTCCAGCCACAGCTCAATCGCCTTGCTAGTAATGCTCGCTAGTGCCAACGCCTCAGTGAGCGCTGCGCGGTCATCCTCTGAAAGTTCCATTAACTCATAGGTACAGCGCGGCCCCTTTTTGGGCTGCAGCACCCTAAACTCATCTAACCGGCTCATCAGTTTCCTCCCCCTATGCGCGGCTGACTACTACCGCTTGCCTGATGGTGAGGGGGCTGCGCGCCCCTGTCAAGCCCTTACTTTGTGCTGATGCGCTCCTGATACACGGCAGCCTCAATGGCTGCGCCAATGGCAGACTCATCCAGCTTGAAACCACGCTTCAGGCACTCAGCGGTCACAAGGGCAAGGGCGGCTGCCTTTTTGGCTTCCCCTTCCTCTGTGCTAAGTGTCTGCTCAACTGAGCGCACCGCCGTGCGGGCAATGGCCTCAATCATCGCAAACTGCTCTGTAGACATACGCGCCTGCAGGTAATCCACAAGCTGCTTGCCAAGGTAGCCAAGGGCACCAATAGCCACTGGCACTAGCCCCACAATCAGCGCATTAAGTAGGTCATTTACTAGCGGATTCATTAGGCACCCCTCTTGCTAATCAACACCATTGCGGGCGGTGTTGGAAACCCAGCATTGCCCTTGCTATCGCGCAAGGTTTTAACTTCCTCTGGCATCGCATAGCGCCCAGGGTTGCCTTCCTTCATTGTAGGGCAGGCGTACTGCCAAGTGGAGTTATCGTAGGAAAGCACCACCCAGTGACCGTAGGTAGCAAGCGGCTGCTTTGCCCAATAGTCACGCTGCCACTTAGAGCGCAGGCGCTCAGGCACTACCTTTTGGCTGGCTTGAATGTTCAGGATGAGGATGCTGCCAGCCTTTACCTCATTGCTCGCCTCACTCCAGTCATACACAATGCGCGCCTTCAGCCCCAGAATCTTTGCGGCATCGCGCACCTGCTTTGCGCTTGTGCCCTCTGCGCCGGTAGCCGTGTCTACACGCCCAGCCTGCTCGCACGCCTTGTGCGCTGCCTTGGTGCTGGTGTCAATGCCAAGTGCTGTAGCTGCAGTTGCCAATGAGGCAGGCCCGCAATCATCCATAGCCTTTACGCCAAGGCGCTCTGCCAAGCCAAGCTGGCTGCGTACCTTCAGAATCATTTGCCCTGCCCCTGCATCCACGCCAGCAACCCGCCCAAGCCGCTCACACCCAAGAGCGCAATCACAAACTTGGCGAGCCGGTACGCGCCGCGGGATTCCGCCAGCTCAACCTTAATGTCTGCAAGGTCACGCTCAATGCGGTCAAGCCGCTTGAGAATCTCGTGGCTTTGGCTTGCTGTCATTTTTCTAATTCCCTCAGTCTGCTTTCAAGGTCATTCACGCGGTGCCAGAGCGCCGCAATCAGCGCCGTTGGGTCAATCGTTTCTGGCTTGCCTTCCTCATCATATCCTACCGCGTGCGTCAGCCCAGCCTCGTGAATCTCCTCTGCAATGAATCCCAGGCGCGTTGCGCCTGCCTCAGCCTCAATGGTGGATTCATAGTGGCGTGGCTTGACTTTGCGCGCCGCCTCAAGGACCGCCTCATCCGCGTCCACAATGTTTGTCTTGTAGCGCGCTGATGATGTGTTG